ACTGCTCGGCAGCGACTAGGGTACCGCCCGCGGCGGCCGTCCCGGCGGAGAGCGCGCGGCGTTCCTCCGGCGTAAGGGCCGCGGAGCCCTCGGCCATCCAGCGGCCGAAAGCGGCGCGGTACTCTGGGGTCCCGCGCGGGCCGGGCTTCTTGGCCGGCTCGGCCTTCGGCGGCTCGGCCTTCGGCTCGGCGGGGTTGGGCTTCGGGTCGTCGGCGTCCCGGACGTCTTTCAGCGCGCGCTCGGCCTCGGCGAGCTTGATCTCGCGGTCGATCTCCTTCCCGAGGGCCTCAGCGTCGCCGAAGGCCTTCGAGTAGTTCACGTCCTCCTCGGTCGTGAGGGCGCGCTTCTCGATGTCCGCCTTGTCGAGGATCGCGCGGGCGTCGGCGATCGCCTTTGCGCGACGCTGTTGGAGATCGGCGAGACGCTTCATGCCGTTGTTCCTTTCAAGGTGCGAGCCCGAGGAGGTCGAGACGGCGGCGAGCGGTCGACGCGCGGCGCGCCGCCCCGCCTCCCAGGTCACCCGCGCCGCCCTGCCCCCCCGTCAGGAGCAGCTCGAGCTGCGCTCGGAAACGTGCCGGCACTTCCGCCTCCGTCAGTGATGCGCTGTACAATGCGGGATCGACCTTGAGGCCGCGGGCCTCGCAGGCCTGCGCCAGGGCACGCGCCTGGATGCGCGTGCCGGGGTAGATCGGGAAGGTCGCTGGGGAGACCTCCATCAGATCGACGTCGAGAAGCTCACGCACCGGCTCGTCGTTCGAGCCCCGCACCCAACGCTCGCCCTCGGGGCGAGACACGTTGAACCCGAAGCTCATGCCGACCACATCCTTCCGCTTGACAGAGGTGACGGCGTCGCGGCCCCACTGGGTATCGGGCGGGCGGATCACGACGCGCAGGCCCCGGTCGTCCTCGGCGAGCTCGAGAGTCCCTGCGCTCCGGCGGCCGAGGATCAGGTCGGTGTTGTGATTCCAGATCGCGGCGATGTCGGTGGTGGGGCGCTCGAGCGAGCGCTTGAAGGCGCCGGGGAGCATGCGCTCCCGGAAGTGGCGGATCCCCGTGGAGAGGACGTTCCAGCGCGCGGCATAGCCCTCGAGGCGGGGGCCCTTCTCGTCTTCCTCCGCCCGGAGCTCACAGTACTCGAGATCCAGCGAGCGGATCTCGTAGTCAGGTCGCATGAACGGCGAGGAAAGCAGAGCTCGATCGGGGGCGCAGTGACGAAGTACATGACGCTCAGGCAGCGGCGCGTTCTCCGCCGCCGTTTAGCCCCCGCTTGCCGGGGGGACCGCCACCGGGGCCATCGCCGCCGGGTCCGGGCGGGCTCGGATCGTCCGCGGGCTGGAGAGGTCCATCGCCGCCGTCCAAGGCCGGCGGAGGCGGACGCGCGCCGGGAGCGGTTCGGGCCGGACGGCGTGGCTGACCGTCCTCGCCGGGCTGCCCCATGTTGAGCGGCTGGAGGTAGTCATCACCGCCCTGGTCTGCCGGGATCAGCGGATAGAGATTCTCGCGTTCCCGGATCTCGTTGGCGCTCATCCAACCGTTCTGCCTGGCGGTCGCGTAGCCCGCTGTCCGGGCGGAAAAGTCACCACGCAGCAAGGCGTCGACCAGAAACTCCGCGAAGTAGATCTGCTGCTCGGCCGAGCTCAGGAGGTCGCGATAGATCGCTTGCTCCCAGCGCACGAGCCAGGGGCGCAGCGAGTGCTCGACGAACTCGATTCCCTGATGCTCGATGTTCGAGAAGGTCGCGCGCTCGAGGTCCATCACCAGATGCGGCGGGACCCGGAAGACGCGGCAGATCTCGGCGACCTGGAGCTTGCGCGTCTCGAGGAACTGCGAGTCCTCGGGCGTAGTCTGGATCTTGTTCGCCTTGAGGCCCTCCTCGAAGACGACGGTCGAGTGGTGCTTCCTCCCCTTGCGCGAATCGTCGAAGCTCTTCTTGAGCCGTTCGCGGGCGCTGTCCGAGAGCTTGCCCGCGTACTCGAGGATCACGCCGGCGCTCGCGTCATTCGCGAAGAAACGGGAGCCGAAGGCCTCCGCGATCTGTGCCAGCGCGATCGCCTCGCGCGACTCGTCCGTGGTGCACAGACCGAGGACCCCGTCCTTCGAGGGGCCGCGCACGTGCAGGACCTCGTCGCGCAGGAAGACGTGTGCGCGACCGTCCGGGTCGACCCATTGATAGCGAAGCTTCCCGCCCACGCGCTCGACCTTCGTGTCGCGGACGCGCATCGGCCAGAGTGAGCGGACGTCGCCGGCGCCGTCGCGGCGGACCCTGGCATAGGCATTGCCGCGAAGCGCCAGGTCGAGCATCGCGTCATCGAAGAACTCGAACGCCGTGAGCTCGGGGTTCGCGAGATGCCGCAGCACCTGGAAGAGCGGATGCTCGATGGCGCGTCGGCGCTCGCGGCCCTCGCGGACGTAGAGCAGGCAAGGCAAGGATGCGACCGATTCGGAGAGGACGCGCACGCAGGCAAACACCGTCGCGACCCGGAGCGCGGAATCCGGTGTCACAGAGAGGCCTGCCTCGCTAACTGCGCGTGAGAAGAGCTCGCCGAACGCGGAATCGCCGAGTGCGCGCCGCTCCGCGGGGCGCCGGCGCCACGGCGCGTACCAGACCCGCTTGCCCGGAGCGCTCATAGGATGAGGAGCCCCCGCTCCTCATAGACAGAACCGCCCGTCGGGTCAGCGTGGCGCGTCGCGCGATCGAGCGCGAGGCAGAGAGCCACGATGCCGTCGATCTTCTCTCGACTCCTGCGTTTCGACGGCTTGATGTTCCCGGAGCTGTCGGTCTCGACCACCACGTTTGCAGCCATCCACGCGAGTACGGGGTCCCCACCGTGCGCCAGGCGCCGCTCGAGCAGCAGCTTCTCGAGCTCCTTGGCCGGTGGTGAGAGCCCCTTGATCGACTGGTTCTGGGCGACCATCGTAATCCCATCGGCTTCGAGCTGCGTCCGCAGCTGCGTTGCGCCCCAGCGGTCGTAGGCGATCTCGCGCAGCTCGAACTCCTCTGCCGTGCTGAGCACGGTCTCGCGGATCGCCTCATAGTCGATCACCTGGCCCGGCGTCGCAGTGATGAATCCTTCCGAAGCCCAGAGGTCGACCGGGATCCGGTCCTTGCGCACGCGCGCGGCAAGCGTCTCCTCGGGCAGGTAGTGCCAGGCGAGCACGTCCCAGCGCCCGTGCGCCAAGTCCTCGGGCGGGAAGACGAGCACGTAGGCCGCGAAGTCCTGAGTTGCGGCGAGATCGAGGCCGCCGAAGCACGGGCGACCCGCGAGCTCCTCGCGCGGCGGGCGCTCGGGCTGCGCGGACCAGAGGTCCGGATCGAGCCAGCGCGACTCGCTCTCCGTCCAGACGTTGAGATGCAGCCGCCGGAAGGCCTGCTGCGCCGCCGGGCGCTCCGCCGCCTGCGCAGCTTCCTTCGCCAGATACTCCTCGGACACGGTGACACCGAGGCTCGGGTTGGTCTGCCGCCAGATCTTCGGGTCGCGCCAGTCGTCCTCGGGCGTCGCCTCGTAGATCACCGGGTAGTAGCTCTCGTCTTCGACCACGCCGTCGCGGATCTTGCGGGCGTACTCGTACTCCTCGTAGCAGATCGACTTCCGGTCCCAGCCCGCCGTCGTCGAGTAGATCGTGAGCGGCTGGCGGCGCGCGGCGACGGCGCCTTTCAGCGTATCGTAGAGCTCGCGGTCTGGCTGGGTGTGGAGCTCGTCGAAGAGGATCCCGGAGGCATTGAGACCGTGCTTCGTGTAGGCCTCCGCGGAGATCACGCGGTAAGTCGACCCGGTCTCGGCATACACGATCGAGGATCGGAAGACCTGGAGCCGGCGCGAGAGCGCGGGCGACTGGCGGACCATCGCGGCCGCGGTGTCGTAGACGATGCGGGCCTGGTCGCGATCGCCGGCGGCGGAGATCACGTGCGCGCCGAGCTCGCCGTCCGCGGTCAGCAGATAGAGGCCGAGTCCAGCGAGGAGCGTCGACTTGCCTTGCTTCTTCGGCACGCCGAGGAAGAGCGTCCGGTAGCGGCGCGTCCCGTTCGGGCGCAGCCATCCGAAGAGATCGCCGATCATCTTCGCCTGCCAGGGCGCGAGCTCGAAGGGCTGGCCGGCGAGCTCGCCCTGCGTGTGGACGAGGCAACTCGGGAAGAACGAGCGCGCGCGCTCCGCGAGCTCGCGGTCGAAGCGATAGCGGACGCGCGGCGGCGCCGGCGTTTTGCCACGCTGCCGCCTCATTGCAGAGGGGGGCGCGGCGCGAAGAATCGCTCGGACGGGTCGGCCGGATCCTCACGCGGCGCAGCGCGCACTCGAGAGCGCGAGCTCGCGGTCAGGCCGAGCTCGACCGCAGCTTGAAGCATTTCGCGGTGGGCCTGGCTCCGCAGCCCGTAGAGCGGGTGCAGCTTCGTCGTCCCGGATCTCCTCTGCGTGATCGTCTGCGTCCGCAGGCGCCCGATCGCACGATCGGCCTTCGCCCAGGTCGACCAGGCCGAGCAGTAGGCGGCGAGCGTCGCGCGGTCGAGGGCGGAGAGGACGCGGAGTTCGACGAGCCGCGGCGCGATCCGCTGCCACTCCTCGCGCGCGCCGCGGTCGAGGTTGCTCGGGCAGGGCGGCGTCTCGATCGCCGGCTGCGGCTCCCCTCGGGGCGGCCGGCGGCCGGGGTTGCCCTCGAGGGCCCGCGCCCCGCTGCTCTTCGGACGGCGGCCGCCGCGATGGCCGCCCATCAGACGCACCTCTGGGCCGAAATCATCTCTGATTTCGCGTCCGTGCGCGCGTGGTTGCCCCCGCGGCGCGGTCTACCCACCCCCGCAGAGATTTGAACCCCCTCCCCTTTTGTGGTGGTCATGCCCCACCTCGCGGCGCGCGCGGCCGACCGAAGCCGCCGTCTCGTCGCACCGTCTTCGCGCTGTGGCACGGATGGCATAGTGCCACGAGGTTCGCCGGCTCGTCGCGCCCGCCGAGTCGACGCGGGATCCAATGATCGACGTCACGTGAGCGACGCCGGTTGCAGATCTGACACCACGGCCTACGCCTCAGGACCACGGCCCGCAGCTCCCTCCATGCCGCATCGTAGCCACGACGCGCCGCGCTCGGCCGGCTGTCCTCGCCGCGCGGCCCATGCGGTCGGGCCACCGCTTGGGCTGCATGCGCATCACACAGACGCTCACGCGTAGTGCGCGGGCAGTCGGGCCGGGCACACGCGGCTAGCGGACGCAGGGACGGATCCGCGC